GTAGCGGTCCATTGCGAAGCGGGTGACGACCAAATTATCCATAGGCCACGCCCGACCCACAGCCGTCGCCGTAGCCGTCGCCGTCGCCGTAGCCGTCGCCGTCGCCGTCGCCGTCGCCGTCGCCGTAGCCGTCGCCGTCGCCGTAGCCGTCGCCGTAGCCGTCGCCGTAGCCGTCGCCGTAGCCGTAGCCGTAGCCGTCGCCGTAGCCGTAGCCGTAGCCGTAGCCGTAGCCGTTGCTCTGGGTGGCACCGTCGCCCGGGAGCGTCTTTGCCGAAACCGCGTCCAGAATGTACTGCCGTTCTTCTCGCGGAACGAGGGTCAGCATCCGGGAGGCGGGCTCCGCGGCGGCGACCTCGCCCGCGTCGGCAACCTGACGCAGGCGTTTGCCAACACCGCCATTACAAGCTCCGGCGCGGATGATGTCATCGGCTGTCAGCAATCCGGGCTCTGGCGGAATCCTCAGGCCGCCTGCCATTTTGCCCAAGCTTCGTCGGTGACCGCGAACACGCCCGTGATGCTGTGGAGCATCGCGATATCGGCGGGCGCACTGATCTTGCTGCTGGACGTCGGGCCGGTCTCCGCGAGCTCAAGAACCCCGCGGGTCGTGCCGAAGCGAATAGCCATCCGGGCGCCTTTCAGCGGCATCGAGGTCGCGGTGAGATCCTGATCATCATCGATCTCGCCGGCGAACACGCCACGGTAGCTGGTTGTCACAAGTGCTTTCACAGGTTCACTCCTTGGTTGGGAAGGGTTGTCAGCCGAAGGTTCCGGCAATGGCGATCATCGCGCTCGCGCCGATGACCAGGACGAGGCCAGCCACGCCGATCATCAGGCGCCGGTCGCGTTCGAGCTGCGCCTGGTAGGCCGCGCGGCGTTGTTCAGTTTCGACCCGCAGCTGAGCCTCTTCGAGGAAGGGCGGGGTGGTGCGCATGGCCATCACTGGAACTCCCGGATCGTCTCACGGGGGAGGACAGGGGCGGGAGGGCGGCGCACCAGCGCGGTAAACTCGGTCTCGGCTGCTACGGCCTCGTCGGCGCGAGGATTAACCTTGCGGAAGGCCGAGGCGGCGAATGCTTCGCCGGGCCAACCAGCAAAGGATAGCCCGAGGATCTGGCCCAGCCCGTCGACCCGCACGACCGTAACGCCTGTCACCCGCCCGATGCGGCCATGGCGGGGTCCGGGGCAGACAGTGCCTGTCGGGTAGAGACGCCACTGGCCCATGTGGATGCATTCGGCCCAGTCGCCGACCTGCCAGTTCTCGGCATCGGGAGCACCGGCGGTCTTGCCTGACCGGCGCGAGAAGAAGCGGGCAAAGTAGCTCAAGCGGTCCTCCTTTGTTGCCACGTGCGCAGAGCGGGCGCGTGAGCGGGGCAGATGTCCTTTTCGGGAGCGGGTGAGGTGGCGCAGCTGGCGCAGATCGGCGCGTCGCATGTGCCCGATCGACGTGTCGGCACCTTCCAGTCGCAGAGCAGCGTCGCCGGCTTGCCGCAGGCGCATCGATCCTGCGCGCGCTGGCCGCGCGAGGCCCGCGTCCCGCAAACGATGGCAAAGCCGCCGCCGGGCAGGGAGATGCGCTCGCAGGCCATCAGCTCAGCACCGCTTTCGAGACGATTGCGAGCGCGATGCCAGCGAGAAAGAGCACGAAGTTACCCAGGACCGGCCGTTCGCCGACGAGGCCGGCAAGAACGCCGCCGGCGTGCCAGCCTGCAAAGCCGAGGCAAGCGATGAAGGTGAGGCCAGCGAGGTCCATCACGCCATCCCCAGCGCGGCTTTGTAGGTTTCGAGGAGCATATCGGCCTCGGAGCGATCGTCGGGCTTCATCTTCCGAAGGCTCACGATCTGACGCATGATCTTGGGGTCGTACCCGACCGCCTTGGCCTCCAAGTAGACGTCGCGGATATCGTCAGCGATGCCCTTCTTTTCCTCCTCGAGGCGCTCGATGCGCTCGATCAGAAGGCGCAGGCGATGGTCGGATGCATCAGCCATGTGCCTGCCCTCCAGCGACGATGGTGCTCTGTTCGAAGTGGATCCCCGCGGCGGCTGCGAATTCCTGCAAGCATTCGATGAAGATCTTCATGTCGTGCGCCATAAGCGAGCTCGCGATACCCACCGCCGTGATCGACACCCGGTGATCCGAGGCGCGGTCGATCACTTCGAGCATCGCCTTCCGGCCGCTTTCCGCCGCATGACAAGCGAGGTCGACGATCTCGTCGATCGCCGCATCGGGCATGGGAGAATTGTTCGAAGCCCGCATGTTCACGAGGTGCTGGCGCAGCTCCCGGCGAGGAGGAGGCGGGAAACTGACAGAGGCAGGCGTGCTGGGCATCATCGAACCTTTCGGGCAGCAAAAAGCCGCTCCGGGAAGCGCGGTGCGCAGGCCGGTGCGGTGGGCAGATGTTGGAATGTGGGGGCAGGGAAGGCAGTCAGGCTGCCGCCCGTTGCGCTGGCGCGGAGGCGACTTCGACCCTGCCCCCGAGTATGCAGCGCGGTACGGGTCGGAACCGCGCTACAATTCGGCCACCCGGGATCAGGGCGGCTGAGCTTGTCCCGCTAGCAGCGGCAAGATGTCGCGCAGCTTTTCGTAAGCCTCGCTCGCTTCCTTCAGCGCGTGCCGGCGATCATGTTCGGTCGCACCAGGGCGCGCGAAGGCGATCAGCGCAGCGTGAGCCTCGCCGCCTTCCTTGACGACGCCATGGGCGTAATCGAGCAGGCGGTGACGCTCGGCAAAGCGGCCGGCCTCGGCCAGATCGAGTTTTGCGGCGTAGGCTTCGAACAAGGGTGCACCGCTGCCACCTTCAGCCTGATAGGCCAGATCGAGCTCGATCGCGCATTCCAAGGCGATCTGCTCGGGACGGTCGGGATCCATCCAGGCGCGCACGGTGCCGGGCTGACGATGGGAAACAGCGGCCATCTGGTCCACGCCGCCCGGCAGTTGCCCAGCGATGCGCTGCAGCGCCTGCTCAACCGAAAGTGGCGTGCGTTGTTTGGTCACTGGACGATGGCCTCCCGATTGCAGGTGAGGCCAACTCGCGCGCATGAGAAGGTTGCGGCCATGATCATGCGGCCATGCCCTTCAGCGGATCTGCGCCATCGCGCGAGGGCGCGTAATCGAGCGCGGGAACTGAACCGTCGGCGTCCTGACCAGCTAGGGGGGCGGACTGGACGGACGCCGACGGGTGCGCGGCCGATTGCTGCGCGGTGGCCCGAGCAGCGGGGGCATGCTCCTCGGGAGGGTAGATGTCAGGACGAAGCTCGTGGCGCGGGATGCCGAGGGCGGCTTCGATTTGGCGAACATACTCAGCCGGCAATGGCCGACCCTTCGCCAGCCACTCCTGTACAGTGGATTGGCGCTTACCGATCAGGGCTGCGAAAGCGACTTGGCTACCGGCAATGCGGACCGCCTTTGCGAGTGCTGAGTCGAGATCGTCTTGAAGAGCCATGGCCATCAGATACCGGCTTACTGGTACCCCGTCAACCGTTATGCCGGTATTTTCTTCTACCGGCCTTTCGGTAGGATACCGCATGGCCCTCGGAACCCGCATCAGTGAACGCCTGAAGGCGCTCAAGATGAACCAGTCTCAGCTGGCTCGTCGGTGTGGAATACCCCAAACGACTGTAAACAGTATTATTAAGGAGGACCGGCGATCCTCCCCGCACTTGATGAAGTTTGCGGCAGCCCTTCGAACGACTCCAGCGTACCTTTTGAGCGAGACGGAAGATCCCGATTCGCAGACGGCCAGCGCAGCCATCACCTTCGAAGAGCAGGAGCTAATCGAGCTCACTCGTATGCTCGAGCGCGAAGACTACAACATAGTCCGCCATCTCATCCGACGCCTCGCTTCCGGCACACCGCCCAACTTCAAAGGCGCAGTCAATGATGCTGATGCAACGCAGCACGATCGGCAGATAGGGTATCGATCAAGATGAGGGGGGTTCGTTAGTATGTCGTTGCTGGCTAGGCTTATACGAGGGAAACGAGTTGTACCGCCAGTTCCTGTAGGGAAGGTGACCATGGTCGCCACACTGGAAGCTTATGAGCCGCCCAAACGGCGCACCAAAGTTTCCGGCAGCAGCTGTTTCATCGAATACACTGGCGCCGATGGCGTCGACAGCATGCGTGTCATTACCCTTCACCGCATAGACGGTCCATCGGGCAATCCGCAGTTGATTGGAGCGCATTGCCATACCCGGGACGCGTACCGGACCTTTCGGATCGATCGCATCCGATCGATGGTCGACGGCGCAACCGGGGAAGAGCTTGACCCAGTTTCTCATTGCATCGCCCTCCAGCGGAGCGGAGCGTTGAAAGTCGAGGACAGGGCACTGGGAAATATCATGACCATCATGACCTTTTTGGCGCGCTGCGACGGTGAGTTTCATGCGTTAGAGCAGGAGTCGCTGGACGACATAATCGGCCGTTACTTCCGCTTTTTCGGTGGCGATGATGCAGCTTATGAGTGTGCGCGGCGCGAGGCGATGCGGTTGGCTCCCGACGACAGTGACCTGCTCCGCGCCGTGCGGTCGATCAAGCGCAATCCAATGGCCAAGGATCTTGCAGGTTTTGTGCTCAAGGGCAGCATGGCGATGATCGATGCCGATGGGGTCCAACATAATGAGGAAGTCTATTGGGCGATCGAGTTGGGCAACGAGCTTAAGAAGATCGTGACGAGCTCCTAAACCTCTCCCTTTCCTGCGATTCTCACTTATGCTAAGACTTTGACCGGGCAGGGGCGGTTGGAGTTTCGCGGATGCGGCCGCCGCAGGACATCGATGACGGCACAGCGGCGCCACGCCTCAGCCCCGAGATGGCCAGTTTTCGCGCGCTCGTGCTGGCGTTCGTTGTTTCCTACATCAACAGTTGGGGCCAATCACCGAGCTACGGCGAGATCGCCGCGGCGACTGGCAGTAATCGCACGCGGGTAAAGCGTGCTGTTGCCAGCCTGGAGAAGGCAGGGCTGCTGCATCGCACGCCCGGCACGCGCGGTCTGTCATTGCCCGATGCCATCGATCAGGCGCGTCAGACGCTGATCCGGGCTGGTGTCATGCCTGTTGTGGCCGCAGCCGTCACAAAACCGACCCTCTTGCCGCCGCCAGCGCTGGACTATCCCTCACCCGCAAGGCGCGGAGCAAAGGGACATCGCAAGCATGGGAATTCAGACGATCGACGCTGAGACGGCTCACGGGCGGTGGCAGGGCAATCACCCGCAGCGCGCGTTTGAAGAGCGCGAGTTCCGCGAGCATTCTCAGTTGGTCGATCGCTGGCGCAAGCATGATGCCCATGGCACCCCGGAAACGCTGATCAAAGCCGCTTCGTCATCGCAGGGATCGCTGGCGCGCATGTTCATGGCGGGACACATGTCGATCGATCAGCTGGCATGGGCGGAGGAGATACGGCGCGTCGCCGACATCATCGGCCGCGACGTCGCGATCGGCACGATCAGCCTTGAAACGCGGGTCGACAATGGTTTCACAGGTCATCGCATGGCCGAGGAAAGCCTTGGCCGGGTGCGTGCAGAGGTCGCCTATACCCGCTGGCGTGGGCAACTGCGCAAGCCTGCGCCGGTACTGGCCATGATCATCGAGGATCGCGGCATTCGTTGTGTCGGCCGCGCTTTCCGGATGCGCGACATCACCGCCCGGGCGTTACTTCTTCGCGCGCTGGATGCATGGCCGGATTGCTATGGCTGGGCGCGGGACAGAGTGGACGAAGAGGATCTGGCGGCCTTCTACAATCGGCTGAATGGAACTTTTTCTGGGTTGTAACAAAAACGACCCTCCCTTTTGGTCACCAATCCGGGGCAAAACGACCCCGCCACAGAACCGCCCAGTGCGGATCTAGGCTCACCAAACCCGCCGAACGCGCCCTTTGCCCAGGGCAGCGACGGCGGGTTTCGTGATTCTGGAGACTCGACTTGCCCAAACATGCACCCTCGATCGAGCAGCTGCTCGATGGGGCCATCGATGCGCTCGATGCGCTCACAAGTGAGGTGCGTGGCGGGATCAAGGGACCGGACCATTTTGACAGGCTCGAGGCCGAGGCCACGCGGATCGGCGGGGAACTGCGGGATGCCTTCAGGAAAGGGCGGCTGCGGTGAACGAACCGATCGACCGTGCTGCGCTGAAGCGCGAGGCTGAGGGCACCGATGGCGACCGCGTTGTCGTCAGTCGCGCCTGGCTCCGCCGCGTGCACGTCGAGCTCACCATTCTCGACACCATGCGCTGCGGTATCGAGCAGGTGTTTGGCAAGGCCGATTCGTGACCGCCAATCTTGCCGACCAGGTGCGCGAGGCCGTCGCCGAGCTGCATGGGCATAAAGGGCAGCTGAAGGCGCACAAGCAGCTGCCGTGGGCATCGATTACCTATTCTGGAACCAAACACGGCCTGGTGCTGGTGTTCGACGGTGCCGATGCTGTCCAGGCTGGCGAGGCGCTGATCGCCAATCTGCCAGATCACGAATTCAACATCACGGGCCAAGTCGTGGCCGATGCTTCGATCATGATGGTCGAACATGATTTCATGGGCAGTGGCGAGCAGCTGCGGGTGACCGTGGTGCTTTTGCTCCTCGAGGAGAGGAAATGACAGATCTGTCGATCCGCAAGCCGCGCAGCCTCCCTGAGGCGCAGCGGCTATGCGAGCTGTACGCTGACATCGATGGCGAGATCGCCGCGATCGAGGAATCGCGCGAAGTCGCCATCGCGGCCGCCAATGCCGAGGTCGACAAGGATCTCCTGCCACTGATCAAGCGCCGCGATGCAATCGTCGAAAAGCTCGAGCCGTGGTGGAAAGCCAATGCGGCCGCGCTGACCAAGGGCAAGCGCAAGTCGGCCGAGCTTGGCGGCGTGCTGATGGGCACGCGGACGAGTAGCGGGAAGGTGACCGTTACCGGCGCCATCGATGCCGTGATCGAGAAGCTGCGGGCGAACCGCACTTTAGGCCGCCTGTTCGTGCGCCCCAAGTTCGAGCTCGACAGACCGGAGGTCCGCAAGGGCCTGACGGGCAAGCATGGCCCGGCGCTTAAAGCGCTCGGCCTCGGGTTCGAGGAGGGCACTGATACCTTCTTCATCGAACGTACCGCACAGTCGGGCACGCAAGGGAAGGCATGACCGATCCTGCTCCTACCCCGACCGACATGACAAAACCTGTCATGCCCATTCTCGCAGCAGAACGGATGGAGGGTTATCGTGAGGGCGTCAGCACCATCAATCAGGTCGTTGCCGATGAGGCTGCTTACGAAGCTCGTATTGCTGCACTGGCCGAGGGCTCAATAGAGCGCAGGCGCTGGGGCTTCTTCTGCTTCCTGTGCGGCATCGCACTGGCGGCGCTGTTGCACAAGATGGTGATGGCGGCATGAAGCTGACTGAATTACCCGCAGCAAACGAGCTGGTTGACCAGAGGCATAAGCTACAGGCATTCGCTGATGCTGCCGAGCTCGGGCTAATCACCTTGCAGGTTGGCGGGAAGTACCCTGCCGACAGCCTGGTCGCGGTTTGCCGTGCGCCGTTCATCGCTGAGTGCCGGGCCCAGATCGCTGATGTCGATCGTCAGCTGGCAAAGCTGGGCGTCCAAGTAGACTGATGGCCGTGCGGCCGCCTGTCTTCCGCCCTCCAGGGTGGAAGCCACGGGAGCCGTGGGAGCGTCGCACCACCTACCGTGACAAGCGTATCAGAGGCAGGGCTGGACAGGCACTGCGGGCGCAGGTGCTGGCCGAGGAACCGTACTGCAGGCTTTGCCTGAAGGATGGGAAGCGGGTTCAAGCTACCGAGGTCGATCACATCAAGTCACTCGCTGCCGGCGGCGGCGAAGAGAGAGCCAACCGGCAAGCGCTATGCAAGCCATGCCATGAGGCCAAGTCGAAGGCCGAGCGAGCCGAGGCGCAGCACGGGGGGGGAGGGTCGATCTCTTAGGTCGATCCGGACGGACACCGCCGCCCCCGTGTAATTTTCGCGCGGGCGATTTCAAAAGGTAAAAAGATGCCGCGAGGTGGAGCCCGGCCGGGGTCAGGGCGCAAGCGGCTTGAGCCTGCGATCAAGCGGCTCCGCGGCACCGATCGCGCCGATCGCGATGGCGAGGCACCGCCGCCGGCAATGACCGGCGGGATGCATCCGCCGATGTATCTCGGCGAGTTGGAGCAGCTGCTGTTCGGGTCGATCGCGCAGATCCTCGAGCAGCAGGGCCGTGCCTCGCCGCACTACGTCGACACGGTCGCGCTTACGGCGCAACGGTTTGCGCAGATCCAGCGCTGGCAAGCGGTGCTCGAAGTCGAAGGCGACACTTACGAGGCCAAGACCGCGCACGGAATCATGATCCGCAAGCGGCCTGAGGTCCAGATGCTCAGCGATGCAATGCGTCATGCGCACGCATTGCTGGCCGAAATGATGATCACGCCGGCGACGGCACTTCGCCTGGGCGAGGGCCAGAAGCCCGAGGACAACCCCTTCAAGGCCCTCCTCGATCTGTAGAGGACCTATGTGGAGACCAAGGACTACGCGGCGATCGCGCAGCAGTATGCGCGCGACGTCGTCAGCGGAAAGCAACCGGCCTGCAAGTGGATCCGGCTGCAGTGCGAGCGGTTCCTCGACGAGCTGAAGCAGCAGCGCCGGAAGGAGTTTCCCTTCCGATTCGAGCCGCGCAAGGTCGCGCGGTTCTGCGCTTTCATCGAGTGCCTGCCGCACACCAAGGGCAAATGGGCGAGGTCGCGCGAGACGATCTGCCTCGAGCCGTGGCAGGTGTGGATCTTCGCCAACGCCTTCGGGTGGCTGCGCAAGTCCGATGGGCTGCGCCGCTACCGGGTGCTCTACGTTGTGGTGCCCCGCAAGAATGGCAAGTCGATCATCGCCGCCGGCGCAGGGCTCTACATGTTCTGCATGGACGGCGAGCCGGGGGCCGAAGTCTACTCCGGCGCGACGACCGAAGATCAGGCATGGGAGGTTTTTCGGCCGGCGCGCCTGATGGCGCTGCGATCTCCGCAGCTGACTTCGGCGCTGGGAATCGAGGTCAACGCCAAGAGCCTGGTGCGGCATGGCGACCAGTCGCGGTTCGAGACAATCACCGGTGATCCCGGTGACGGGCAGAGCCCGAGCTGTTCCATCCACGACGAGTACCACGAGCACGACGACGACGGCCAGGTCGAGACGATGATCACTGGCATGGGTGCGCGCGAGCAGCCTATGCAGATCATCATCACCACCGCGGGCGATAACCTCGCCGGGCCATGCTACGCCTCGATCCTCGAGGAGCGGGAGAAGCTCGAAGGTATCGGGTGCGAGGGGGGCAAGTTCCCGCTCGATCACGAAACCTTCTTCGTCGAGTACACAATCGACGACGACGACGACTGGAAGTCCGAGCGCGCACTGCGCAAGGCCAACCCGAACATGGGTATCTCGGTGCTCGAGGACTTCCTGTTCGGGCAGCAGCGATCTGCCGTGCGCACTCCGCGCAAGGCCGGGGTTTTCAAGACCAAGCACCTCAATCTCTGGGTTGCGGCCAGATCGGCCTACTTTGACATCGAGGCGTGGCGACGCTGTCAACGCGATTGGCTCCCGCCGCGCGCGGACGACGTGCTTGCGCTTGAGCGGCTGCGCGGGAGGAGGGCGATCGCCGGGCTCGACCTTGCGTCGAAGATCGACATTGCGGCGCTCGAGCTACTGATCTTGCCCGAGGGCAGCAAGGCGACACCGGACGATCCGTACATTCGCACGGGCTGGTACTTCCTGCCCGAGGAGACGGTGTCGAACAACCCGTCCTACACCGATTGGCACAGCAAGGAGCTGCTGTCCGCTAACCCGGGCAACATCATCGACTACGACGAGATCCTGCTGAAGCTCGAGGAGATCAGCAAGATCCTGCAGCTGGAGCAGGTCCCCTACGACCCGCATCAGGCGAACTACTTCGTCACCACCGCCCTGAAGGCGGGGATGCCGATGCTCGAGTACCGGCAGATCGTGCTCAACATGAGCGAGCCGATGAAGGAGCTCGACGCGGTCACCCGCGCCGGCACCATCGCGCATGGCGGCTGCGCCGTCATGGAATGGCAAATGAACAACGTCGTCGCGACGCTGGACGCCAAGGACAATGTCTACCCGCGTAAGCCGCGGGCCGAGGCCAAGATCGACAACCCAGTCGCGCTGATCATGGCGCTGGGCGCGTCAATGGTCGGCAATGAATCAACCCAGTCGTTCTGGGAGGTAATGAACGCATGACACTGAAATCGCCGCAGCCGCCTCTCTCCGAGCGGGCGGGTGCGTTTGTGCGCGCGATCGCGCCTGACATCACTGCCGGGATTGGCGCTGCGCTGTTCGTTGCGGGTGTCGACATGATCCACCGCCCCTCGGCCATGATCGTGGCCGGGCTGCTTTGCCTTGCGGTGAGCTTGGCGGCGGCGCGGCGCATCTGATGCGAGGATTTCTCGGGAGCCTGCTCGCTCCGCCTTCGGGCGGCGAGGCGAAGATGTCGAGCCGGGATCTGTTGCGGATCATGTCGCGCGGCAGCATGTCGCGGTCCGGAGAGCGGGTCACCTGGGAGCGCGCGCTGCAGGTCATGACGATGCTCGCCTGCGCGCGGGTCATCGCCGAAGGCGTGTCGCAGGTGCCGTGGAAGGTGCATGTGGGCGGCCCCGGGCGGATGGAGGCGACGGACCACCCGGTCTACGACCTGCTTTATCGCCGGCCGAACTCGTGGCAGACCAGCTTCGAGTTCCGCGAGACGTTGATGTTCCACACGGTGCTCGGGGGCAATGCCTTCTTGCAGAAGCTGCGGGTGGGCAGCGCGCGCAGGCTGGCCGCGATCGAACCGTTCGAGCCAGGCTACATGCGGGTCGAGCAGGACGGTAGCCGCCGCCTCCGGTACCACTACCGCCCCGAAGGCGGCAGCGAACGAGAGATCCCGGCCGAGGATGTCTGGCACGTGCGCGGGCCGAGCTGGAACAGCTGGCTGGGGCTCGACATCACCCGGCTTGCCCGTGAGGCGATCGGGCTGAGCCTTGCCACCGAGAGCGCGCATGCGGACCTGCACAAGGGCGGGGCGCGGGTTTCGGGGATCTACACGGTCAAGCCGCAGCTCTCGCCCGAGAAGTTCGCCCAGCTCGCTGCCTGGATGGACCAGTACAAGGCGGGCGGCCCGCGCGAGGGCGAGACCCTGCTGCTCGACAACGAAGCGAAGTTCGAGAAGACCTCGATGTCCGGGGTCGACGCCCAGCACCTCGAGACCCGGCGCTACCAGGTCGAGGAGGTCTGCCGCGCGATGCGGGTGATGCCGATCATGGTCGGCCAGTCCGACAAGGCAGCCACCTATGCCAGCGCGGAGCAGATGTTCCTCGCTCACGTCGTGCACACCCTGATGCCCTGGTACGAGCGGCTCGAGCAATCGGCCGACGTCAACCTGCTGACCCCCGAGGAGCGCGCGGCGGGCTTCTACACCAAGTTCAATCCCAACGCGCTGATGCGCGGCGCGGCGAAGGATCGCGGGGACTTCTACGCCAAGGCGCTGGGCGCGGGCGGCACGCCGGCGTGGATGACGCAGGACGAAGTCCGCGGGCTCGAGGAGCTTGCGCCGCGCGGCGGCCCGGCCGACGAGCTAAGCCGCGGCGCAATGAACCCGGCAGCCGATCCCGGCTCGCCTGACGACGAGGAAGACGATGCGGACAATTGAGCGCGGCCTGATCGAGGTGAAGTCGGGCGGGATCCAGCGCAGCGAGTTTCCGCTGCGCGAGGTGAAGTTCGCCGGCGACGACGGGCAGGAAGGGCGCACCTTCACCGGCTACGGCGCGGTGTTCGGCAACCTCGATTCCTACGGCGACGTGATCGAGAAGGGCGCCTTCAAGAAAACGATCCGCGAGGCCAAGCGCACCGGCAACTGGCCGGCGATGCTGATGCAGCACGGCGGTTGGGCGATGTCGGCCGACGATCTGACCCCGGTCGGGATCTACACCGAGATGGACGAGGACGACAACGGGCTCCTCGTCACCGGCGTGATCGCCGACACCCAGCGCGGCAACGAGGCGCTGGGCCTGATGAAGATGAAGCCGCGGCCGGCGCTGACCGGCCTGTCGATCGGCTACCGCGCCAAGAAGTTCACCATGGGCACCAAGCCCGAGGAACCGCGCCGGACACTGCACGAGGTCGAACTGGTCGAGATCAGCCTCGTCACCTTCCCGGCCAACCCCAAGGCCCGCATCGGCTCGATCAAATCGGGCGGCGGGCTGACCATCCGAGATGCGGAGAGCGCCCTGCGGGATGCGGGCTTCTCCTCGAACGAAGCCAAGGCGATCGTCGCCAAAGGCTTCACGGCGATCGATCACCGGGAGGGTGATGATCAGCTCCAGCGTCTGAACGACGCGACCACCGACCTGCTGAAAGCGCTGCAGGTTCGCTGACCTCCACTCCCGAAAGGAAAGACCATGAAGACCAAGAACCTGCTGGAGCAGGATAGCTCCTTCGCGCCCCTCGAACAGAAGGACGCGGGCCTCCCGACCGATCCGGCCATTGCCATCAAGCAGATCGCCGAGGCGGTCGAGGCGTTCAAGGCCAGCCACTCCGAAGAGATGGCCGAGCTGAAGAAGAAGGGCACCGCCGACCCGGTCCTGCTCGAACGTCTCAGCAAAATCGACACGCAGCTCAACACCGCGACCGAGGCGAAGACCGCACTCGAAGCAGCGATCGCGGCAGAGCGCAAGGAGCGCGAAGATCTCGAGCTGCGCCTCCAGCGCCACGACATCAAGGGCGACGGCGACGCCGCGAAGGGTGCGCTCGAGCTGAAGGAGTTCAACCTGGCGGCGGCTGCCATTGCGGCGGACCGTAAGCGCAACTTCACCCCGCTCGACCAGAAGGCCTTCGACGAGTACCGCGCGGTTGCCGTAAAGCATATGCGGCTCGGCAAGGACGCGCTCGACGCGGACGAGCTGAAGGCGATGTCGGTCGGCTCGGATGCGGACGGCGGCTACCTCGTCACCCCCGATACCACCGGGCGCATGGTCAAGAAGATCTTCGAGACCAGCGACATCCGCGCGATCGCCAATGTCCAGGCCATTTCCAGTGACAAGCTGGAAGGGTCGGAGGACCTCGAGGAAGCCGGCGCGGGTTGGGTCGGAGAGACCGAAAGCCGATCCGAGACCGGCACGCCCAAGCTGGGCGAGTGGGAAATTCCGGTGCACGAGATGTATGCCGAGCCGCGCGCCACGCAGAAGCTGCTTGACGACGCTTCGGTCGACGTCGAAGCTTGGCTGGGTGACAAGGTGGGCATGCGCTTCGGCCGCATCGAGAACCTCGCCTTCGTCAAGGGCAACGGGATCCGCAAGCCGCGCGGCTTCGCCAGCTACGAGGTCGAGGCCGACGAGGGCAACGGCGTCCCCTGGGGCAAGATCGGCTTCGTGAAGTCGGGCGCGAACGGCGCATTTGTCGCGTCGAATCCGGCCGACCGTATCCACGATCTCATCGGCCTGCTCAAGTCCGCCTACCTTCAGGGTGCGACCTTCGTCACCAAGCGGCAGATCGTCACCTTGATCCGCAAGTTCAAGGACGGCCAAGGTCAGTACCTCTGGCAGCCGAGCCTTGTGCTTGGCGAGCCCGAGCAGCTGGCCGGCTTCCCGATCGTGCGCGCCGAGGATCTCGACGCTCCGGCGGCGGGTTCGCTCTCGCTGTGGTTCGGCAACTTCCGCGAAGGCTATCAGGTCGTCGAACGCCAGGGCACGCGCACGCTGCGCGATCCCTTCACCAGCAAGCCCTTCGTCAAGTTCTATTCGACCCGCCGCGTCGGCGGCGGGGTAGTGAACTTCGAGGCGCTGAAGGCGATGCAGTTCTCGGCCTAAGGCCGAGCCCACATTCCGCGAGGGGCGGCGTCACTGACGTCGCCCCTTTTGCTTTCCCCAGCTCCCCAATGGAGGCTTCAATGCACACCATCACTGAAAACATCGAGATCCGCGAAGTCGGCGCGCCTGTCGCCGCCGGCGCGACGATCGACAACAGCTCCGACCGCATCGACATGGACGATTACGAGAGCGTCACCTTCATCGCGGTTATCACCGACAGCGTCGCCACTGGCGTTGCCGCTCTCACCATCGAGAGCAACGACGCAGACAGCGACAGCGGCATGGCCGCGATCACCGGTGCCGTCGCCACCGTCACCAGCGTGGCCAACGATGACGTCAACGACAAGCTCCTGATCGTCGAAGTCCGCAACCCGGGCAAGCGCTTCGTCCAAGCGGTGCGCACCTCGCTCACTGCGAACATCGCCTACGGGTCGGTGATCGCACTGCTCACGCCGCGTCGCCGGCCGGTGGTCGATCACACCACCGTCGCGGACATCGCCCGCGTCAGCGACTAACCGATGCGCGCGCAAAAGCCGGAGCGGGTGACCGCTCCGGCAACCGCCCTGATCACACTTGCTGAGGTCAAGCAGTACCTGCGGATCGAGGAAGACGAGATCGCGGAAGATCTGCTGCTCGGGTCGCTAATCCTTTCAGCGACGAATACGCTTGATGGCTATTCCGGACTGCTCGGCCGGGCGCTGGTCGACCAGCAATGGCGCCAGCGTTTCTCCGACTTCCCCGAGGGCGACCTGCTGCCCCTTCCACTCGGCACCGTCCGCACCCCGCCGGTCGTTACCTACCGCGACACACTCGGCGGCGAGCAGAGTTTCACTGCCTTCCACCTCGTCACCACCGCGCTCGGCCCGGCGATCGAGCTGCAGGATGGCGCAACCTGGCCGCAGACCGCGACGCGGCCGGATGCGGTCACAGTCACCTGGACCGCGGGCTACGGCCCCGCTCCCGCTGACGTGCCCGAGATCTTCCGCACCGCCGCGCTGCAGCTGATCGCACACTGGTACGGCACGCGCGAGACGGTCAACGTCGGCAACATCGTGACCGAGGTCCCATGGGGCCTGCGCCAGACGATCGCCGCGATGGGCGCGGTGACCGGCTGAGATGCTCAAGTCTGGCAACCTCGAACGCCGCATCACACTGCTGCGGCGCGAGCTCACTCATGACGGCCTGCAAAGAGTCGAGACTTGGACGACACTCGGAAACCGTTGGGCCTCACGCAAGCCCCTGCCGGGCGGCGAACGTAGCGAGGGCGAGGGGCGGCGCAGCTTTGGCCGCTATTCGCTCTGGCTGCGCTGGGACAGTCTGAGCCGCACCCTCACGGCGGCCGACGCCGTGGCAATCGACGGCCAGCGTTACGAGCTGCTGCAACCACCGCTCGAGATCGGCCGGCGCGAAGGCGTGGAGTTGCTGGTCGAGGGCACAGGTGAAGAATGGTGCGCGCCATGAAGATCGAGGTCTCCGGCTTGGCTGATCTCCAATCGGCGCTGCGCGAGCTGGGTGAACCCAAAGCCGTCCGGACCGCGCTCCGCGCGGCGCTGCGCAAAGCGGGCCGCCCAATGCTGGAGGCGGCACAGGCGCGCGTACCGGTCGACAAGGGTGACCTGAGGCGATCGATCAAGATGGCGGCCGCCAAGGGCGAGAAGGTGGACAGCCCCAAGTTCGGCATCGTGATCGGGATCGATATCAACGAACAGCCGGCAATGATCGTGCCCCGGAAGAAGCGCGCAAAGGGCAGGCGCGGCGTCACCTATCGTGACCCCGGCGTGGCCGGCGTGGGTCCAATGACAGAATTCGGCACGCCCCAAAAAGGGGCTGAGCCGTTCATGCGACCTGCCTTCGATACCGAGGGCGAAGCTACGATCCGCCGCTTTGGCGAAGTTGCGGGCCCGGAGATCGAACGGGTCGCTGCACGGCTCGCCAAGAAGCGAGGGCGGGCATGAGCTGGGAAGAGGCCGTGGTTTTGCGGCTGATGGCCAATAGCGCCGTTGCTGCCATCGCTGGTCAGAACATCGAATGGGACGAACGCGCACCGGATGCGCCGCTTCCCGCGATCATGCTGCAGACCATCACGGACGCGCAGCCTCAGAACAATGACGGCTTTGATCCCTTCTGGCCAACGCGGGTGCAGGTGAACTGCCTCGCGCCGGACAAGAAAACGGCGGTTGCCCTGCGCAAAGCGGTCATCCCCGTGCTGGTCGCAGCCGGCGAACAGGACGGCGTCATCTTCCTGCAAAGCTTCGTCGACGGCGGCGGGTCCGACGCCGAGCGAACCACAACCGGCCGCATCTGCCGCGACCGGACCGACCTCATCATCTGGCACAACTAGGAGACAGCCGATGGCACTTTCCAAGACTACGCACGGCTTCGGTTCGGAGCTGTGGATCAAGATCGGCGCAGGCGCCCTGACCAAAGTCGCCGAAGTCGATGACATCCCCGAGCTGCCGACCTCGGCCGAGCGCGAGCTTTACGAGACGTCGAGCTTCGACACCGAGGAATACAAGGAGTGGAAGAAGCTCCCGCTGAAGGACGGGGTGCCGATCACCATCCGCGGCAACTATGTCATCAACTCGGCCTCGGACGCTCTCCTCCAGTCGGCCGACGACGAAGAGGGTGCCTGCGAATATCGCATCATCCTGCAGGAAGGCGCAGACGTCTACCACTGCGAAGGCAGCGGGCTGTTCTACAACCTGAAGCGGATGAATCCGAAGGACGCCAAGCGCACCTTCGAAATCACGCTCAAGCCGGTTGACGCCGCAGCCATCGAAGAGCCCGCGTAATGAGCAGGCTCGACGAAAAGCGCTTCACCGCGCTCGGTGTAGAGTGGATCGCTCGCTTTGATTTCAACTCCACCTGCGCGATCGAGGAGGAAACCGGCGACAGCTTCTACTCGATCGCCGCGCCGTTCCTCGGCCAGATGGATGAAGCGAATGCAAGCGATCCTGAAAAGGTGCTCGCGGCGCTGGGCGGCCGCTACAATTCGCGGATCCGCCTGCTGCTCTTCCATGCCTTGTCCGGACAGCACGAACTGACGATTGAGGAAGTCGGCGACATCATCGGCGACATCGGCCTCCAGTCCGCCTTGGTGGTTGTGCTCTGGGCAATCGCCAGGGGGCTTGGCGCCGACGATGAGGACGCTGAGGGAAACGGGAAGACGACACCGGTCGGCAACCGTCGACAGCGGAAAGCCGCCGCAAAGGCTGGCTAGACCTGCTCGGCCGATGGCTCGCCTCCGGGCGAACTGAGGCCGAGTTCTGGCGGCAGACCCCGGCCACCTTTGCGGCCGCGATGAAGGCCGATGCCAAGGCTCGGCAGATCGCGATCGAGGAACAGATCGCGGTCCAGTGGTTCGCTGCCCAGATGCAGACAATGGCGAGCGGCGGCAAGCTTGCCCCTCTCGATGAGTGGCTGGCGAAAGTCCGGCCGCAGCCCAAGCGTACCGTGCGCGACATGATCCTCGCCCTGCAAGACCTGCAGGCGCGGGGAGCAAAGATCTCGATCAAAAAAGTGGAAGGATAGCGGCATGGCGATCAGGATCGGTTCCCTGCTGATCCGGCTCGCGGTCGAGCATGGCATTCTTCAGGAAGGCCTCGCCCGCTCCGAACGCGATGTCGCGAAAACGACAAAGTCGATCGAACGCCGAGCGAAGGATATCGCGGATTTCGGCAAGAAGCTGGCGGTGGCGATACCGTTGGCGGCGATTGTCAAAAATTCGATCGATGGCGCGATTGCGCAACGCCAAGCGATCGCCGATGTCAGCGCGGCCTTAGCATCAATGGGCAACGCGTCGGGCAAAACCGCTGGCGAGCTGGCGAAGACAGCTGACCAGCTGGAAATGCGTTCGCTGTTCGATGCCGACGTGATCCTCAAGCAGGTTACCGCTCAGCTGCTTACCTTCGGCAATGTCGCTGGCCGTGAGTTCGATCGCGCGCAGCAGGCGGCGGTCGACATGGCCACCCGTCTTGGCGGCGAACCGCAGGCGGCAGCGATCATGTTGGGCAAGGCGCTCAATGATCCGATCAAGGGCATCGCCGCGCTGACCCGGGTTGGCGTGCAATTCACCGAACAGCAGAAGGCCCAGATCAAGGCGATGGTCGAGGCTGGCAATGTCGCCGGCGCACAAGGAGTGATCCTCAAAGAGGTCGAACGGCAGTTCTCCGGTGCCGCTGACGCAGCGTCGAATGCTTCGCCCTTCCGACAATTCCAAGTGATCATGGGGCAAATCGGCGATACGATCGGCGAGGCGCTGCTGCCGTACATTCTTCAGCTGCGGGATGCGGTGCTGCGCAACCGCGAGCAAATCCTCGCGGCGGCGCAGGGCGCACTGGAGTTTGGCAGCTCACTGGTCCGCTTGGTGCAGGCGCTCACGCCATTGATCGTGAACATCATTGCCTACCGTGCCGCGCTCCTCGTCGCCAGCATCGCGCAAGCGGCTTACGTCGCCGGGATGACCGCGTTCTCGTTTGCGGCCGGCGCTGCGGGTGGTGCGATGCGCGGGCTCGCTGCGGCATTGATCGCGAATCCGTTCGTGGCCGTCGCGACCGCTGTGGGCATTCTCAGCGCCGCCTTCATCGGACTAGCCAACTCGCAATCGGAGGCGAAGGCCAAGACGGACAGTCTGATCACTTCGCTGAAGGCCGCGGCGCAGGCGCGATCGGCGGACTTCGCTGTGCAACGCAGGGCTTTGCAGGCGCGGATCGGAGTGCTCGAAACCCCGCAGGCCCCATCGCTTTCGCAGCGCGTTGCCCGCGCGACCGGTGTCAACTTCATCGCCGACGCTGTCGATGCCGAAGATACCAAAGAGCTCATCCGCCTGCGCCGGGAATTGGTCCTGGTGGACAAGGCCTATGAGGAGGCCGGCAAGGCCGCCGATACGATGAAGGCGCCAGTAGGCGGCGCGACAGCTGCGACCTCCGGTCTCAGCAAGGAGCTACGCGGCGCGGGCAAATCTGCAAAGGACGCCGCTCAAGAGTTCCAAGCCCTCTACGATCGGCTGTTCCCGTACCAGGCCGCGAGCCGGAAGTTTGCCGAAGAGATGGCGGCGATCCAGACGTCGCGCCTGTCCGACGCCCAGAAGGAGCGGGCGATCAGCCTGCTCGAGCGCGAGGCATTCCTTAACCGAACGCAAAGTCTTGGCGACGCGACCGTTTCCAAATGGCTGGCGCGCGACACGCCGCTGGTCGACTTCGGCAAGCAGATGGATGACCTTCAGGAGCAGCTCGGCGCTGCCGCTGACGCTGCTCGCACAAAGACGGTCCGGATCTCCGAGAGCTTCAAAGAGATGGCCGACAAGTCGGTGCAGGCGCTCGACCGCATGATCAATGCGATTCAGGGCGGCGGCTTCCTCAACATCCTCAGTAGCGTGATCGGCCTTGGTTTGCAGCTCGGGGGCATGGGGCTGTTCGGCAAGGACATTGCCAGGAACATCAACTCTCCGATTCCGGGCAACGCCAACGGCACCGCGTATCACCCCGGCGGACTGATGAAGGTCGGCGAACGCGGGCCCGAGATCTTGCAGGTACCGCGCGGCGGCCGCGTGGTGCCCAACCACGAGCTGCGCGACGCCGGCAGTCAGGCGATTCGCATCATCCTGGATGAGCGAACCGACATCGTCGAAGCCCGCATCGGGCGGACGGTGGCAGGAGCCGCGCCGGCGATAATGGACGGCAGCGCCAAGGTGACCGCCGCGCGGTTTGCCCAGCGGCAGAGCAGGCGGATCGGCTCATGATCACGCTCCCTTCGTCGCCAGCACCCAACGATGCCCAGGCTGGGATGATTGATTTCGGTGCGAACCTGCGCGGTGCGCTGGGCGCGCGGACGGTGCGCGTCGATCGACCTGGCAACCGTTTCAGGGCCGCGATCAGCTTCCCCCTTATGAAGCCCGACGAGGCCCGCGTCTTCGTGTCCCGCCTGCTTCGCGCCAAGTCGAGCTTCATCCGCCTGCCGTGGCCGCTGCTGGGTATCAGTCAGGGGTCGCCCGGCAGTCCGGTCGTGAACGGTGCCGGCCAAGCCGGGACGGCGATCGCGCTGCGGGCGCTGACGCCAGGCTATCAGTTCCGCGAAGGGTACTGGATCAGCATCATCGGCGGGGGCAACCACTTCCTCCACAACGTCACCAACGCCGTAACCGCCAACGGATCCGGGCAGGCGACTGTCAGCATCGTCCCGCCGCTGCGTTTTCCTTTCCCCGATGGCGCTGTGGTCAATGTCGCGCAGCCAATGATCGACGGCTTCCCGGAAGGCGAAAGCACGGATTGGGCAATCCGCGTGGACCGGATGGTGCAGGTTGGCTTCATGATCGAGGAGTTCGCCTGATGGTCGCCATCACCGGGCTGCTCAAGATCGAGTTTCCGGATCACACTGTGCGGCTCTGCGATGGCGGCTTCTTCGTCTTCGAAGGGGAAACCTATCAGAGCAGCGATCCGGTGTTTGGCAACATCGCTTCGCTCGAGCCGCTGAGCGAGGGCATGGGAGATGAAGTGCCCGCACTCGAGCTGACCCTGCAGCCGCCTAGTTCAACGGCGGCGGCCGACCTATCCCAGCCCAGCTTTCAGCAATCGCGCGCGCGATTCTGGATCGCCGAGTTCAATCCTGCGACCGGCGTCATCACCGGGACGCCCGATCTCGCCTTCGAAGGGCAGGTCGATCAGACCAGCATTCGCGTTGGCAAGGGTGAGCGGTTGCTGCCGATCAGCATCGTCTCGACCGCCGAACGATTGTTCGAGCGAAACATCGGCAACACGCTGTCGCCCAACTTCCACAAGTCGATCTGGCCCGGGGAGCTGGGTCACGACAACGCGATCGGCCTGAAGATGCCGATAGCCTGGGGCGTGGCTGCGCCGGTCCGCGCGTTCGGTGGCGGCGGCGGTGGTGGCGGTGGCGGCTTCGGCAGCGACGTTCTCAACAGCATTATCAACGTGGTGCGGCAATGACCTCTCAGCTTCCCGAACTTGAACGGCGCCGGATTGCGACCGCTGCCACCATGCGTCGGTACAGCGGCAAGCCGTTCAACTGGCGCAAGAGCACCACGTGTCTGCACCTCGTCCGATTCCAGATGCGCCAGATGGGGCATAAGCCGCCCTCGATGCCGCCGCTGCGATCGGCCCTGCGGGCCCGGCGTGAGCTCGACGGCCGCGGCTTTGAAAGTGTGATCGCCCTGATGGACAGCTTGCTGCCCCGCATTGCCCCGGCCGAGATGCGGCTTGGCGATCTCGCGGCAATCCCCGGGGACGAGGAGGGCAACGACAGCTGGCTCGATTGCCTTTTGGTCAACATCGCTCCGCGCAAATTCGCAGGCTGGCATCCGGACGCGCATCTCATGGCGGTGATGGACATCAACCTTGGCGACATCGCCGCGGCCTGGAGGCTCTAAGCAATGGCGAAGGCGCTGCGCACCATTGCTGTGGTTGCCGGCGCGGTGGCTCTTATCGCGACCGGTATCGGCGCGATCGGCGGTGCGGCGTTTGCCGCGACAGCGCTGGGCGGCACGATCGCCAGCGTGGCAACCTGGGCAGGCGTCGTTGCCGGCGTTGCTGGTATCGGCGCGCGGCTGCTGACAAAGCCGCCGCCGGCTCGGGGTAGCGTCACCGAGACGATCATCGATATCGACGCGCCATCGCCCTACGGAATGGGCGAGGGATACTTCGGCGGCGTCATGCGGCACCGCGTTGGCTATGGCCCGACGTTGAAGAAGGTGCCAAACCCGTTCCTGTTCGAAGTGATCGCGCTGTCGGTCGCCGGACCGATCGCGGGCCCGATCACTCCCCAGGTCGATTTCGGTGCGGTGACCAGCTATTATTCGGGCTGGCTCGCCACGGACACTCGCCTCGGCGCACGCCCGGATACGGCGCTGACTGCGCCGTTGCAGGCGAGCCCTCCCGGATGGTCGACCGCTCACAAGCTGAGCGGCACGGCGGCGATCGCGTGGAACCACAAGTTCGACAAGGATGGGAAGATCTACGCGTCGGGCCTGCCGACGCGCGGCGTCGTGGCCAAGTGGGTTTTGGTCTACGATCCGCGCAAGGACAGTACGCGGCCGGGCGGATCCGGCGCGCACCGGCTCGGTGACGAAACCACATACGAGTGGAGCGAGAACCCGGCCCTGCACGCGGGCACCTATGCCTTCGGCCGCTACATCAATGACAAGCGCGTGATCGGCGTCGGCCTGCCCGACGAAGGCATCGACTGGGAAGGCATCGCCGCCTGGGCCAATGATTGCGACGCCAATGGCTGGCGGATGTTCGGCTTCGTGTTCGAAGGCGCGCAGGATGATGCGCAACGCCGGTGGCAAAACCTGCGCGACATCTGCATCGCCGGCGGAGGCGAGCCGCTCTTCTCCGGCGCGGTGCTTGGCTTCCACTGGAACCGCCCGCGCATCGCGCTCGACACCGTGACCGAGGCCGATCTTGCCGATGGGCCGCAGGAAGTTACCGCGATGCAGAGCTGGCGCGACCGGCTCAACACGCTGCGCCCGCGATACATCTCGCCGCTGCACAACTGGTCGATGGTGCAGGCCGACCAAGTGCAGATCGAGAGCTACCTCACCGAGGATGGGCAGGAGCGCGCCGAAGACATCCCGTTCAACTTCGTCAAGGACGTCGACCAGGCAGCGGAGCTCGCAGCGTACTGGCTGGTCAATTCGCGCGAGCTGACGCCGATCACCCTCACTCTGATGCCGCGACTGCGCGGCTATCGCCCTGGGGAATGCCTACGGCTTGAACTGCCCGAGCTCGGCCTCGATCACGATGCGGTGATCCTGCGCCGCCAGTTCGATCCGGGCAGCATGACGGTGACCCTGACGCTGGTGACCGAGGATCCGGACAAGCACGCCTTCGCGCTCGGCCGCACCGGCGTTGCGCCGCCAACGCCGGCACTGACCAACAGCGCGGAGGATCGCGACACAATCACGCGGGAAGCGCGCGCGCCGTTCTGGCCAGAGGTCGATGGGCCCGGGCGCCCGGCCGACGACGCGACCCGCAATGTGCCGATGGGCACTTACGACGCGGGCACTACCTACCTGCGCGGCGACAATGTCATCTTCAGCGGATCGAGTTATCAGCTGATCGTCGACGAAAGCACTGGCAATGATCCGCCGGATGCCTTGCGCTGGGCGCTGGTGGCAAGCGCGGGTTCTGGCACGCCGGGCGCTGACGGGCTCGAGGGTCTGACGATCATCGTCAGCAATGATTCGGTCACCATTCCAACCGACGCTGATGGCAGCGGTGGCGATTTCAGCTCGGCGGGTGGGCAGATGAAGTTGCGCCGCGGCGCGACGGATCTGGCGCCCACATTCAGCATAGCTGCCGCTTCGCCTGCCACCAGCTGGATCAGCATGAACCCCACTACGGGGGTGTACAGCGTCATCGACCCGAGCGTGAACTTCGCTACCGCGACCTTGCGAGCGACCTGGGCGGGAGTGAACTACGACAAAACCTACACCGTGGCCAAAGCCCCGGCGGGTGAGCCTGGGCCTCAGGGTGACGACGGCGCACCTGGCGTCAGCGTCGCTGAGTTCACGATCTATCGCCGCGCGGCCTCTGCTCCGGCCACCCCGTCCGGCGGATCGCTGAACTTTACGAC